AAGAGAATGGCGGCTATTACATACACTATCAGTTCGGAAACCAATACTGTCAGGAACTTCGTAGTCTACACAAAGAACAAGATTTTTACCTACGAGGAAGATACAGAGAAAAAGACCATATCGGGACTTGTCGAGAAGCCTAACACTCTTGGCGAGATACCCGTATTCGAATATCCGGCTAACAACGCTCGTTTGGGCGCATTTGAGATAGTCCTTCCGCTTTTGGACGCTATCAACCGTATCAATTCAAACGATGTGGACGCAGGCGACACACAGATTCAGAGCTTCTTGAAGTTCATAAATTGCGACCTGGATAATGACGCTTTGGATAACCTCGCTGCATACGGTGCAATCAAGATCAAGTCAATCGACGGCGCACCTGCCGATGTAGATACCGTCAAGACAGATTATTCTTATGACGGTGCGAACATCACGAAGCAGGATATTCACAACGCTATCCTTACCATTTGCGGTATGCCTGTCATGGGTAATGGTTCTTCGATTAGTGCCAATAACGGTGCAATACTCATTCAGAATGGGTGGTCGCAGGCAGAAGCAAGGGCAAAATCAAGCGAAACGATGTTCAAGGGAAGCGAACGAACAATGCTCGCACTCGTATTCAAGATTTGCCGGACGATAAGCAAGGACAATGTAAACCTTCGCATATCCGATGTTGATTGCAAGTCTACGAGAACGAACTACGAGAACGTGCAGGTCAAGGCACAGGTGCTTTGCGAAATGCTCAATACACCGAGGGTACACCCGAAGTTGGCATTTGAAGCGTGTGGTCTGTTCAGCGATCCCGAAAACGCTTATCTCATATCCGAAGAACACTACGAGAAAACGCTTGAAGATTGGAATGTCGAGGACGTTTTAGAGTTGGATAAGGCGGTAAACGGAAATGGCACGGGAGAAGCAGACTAAACAATACGAACTTACGGACATTCTGCTTGCCTTACTGACAAGCAAACTTCGTAAGGAAGTAAACCGCCTTGACGTTATGGGGTTCGATGAATTGAACGCACCTAACGTAACGAAATGGACGAAGGCGATGATAGAACGGCTTTTGAAGGAAAACAAAAAAGCGTTCTTGAGGATAGCGAAAGAAGCAACGGAAGAAGCTGCCGATGATGTAACCGCATTGGGAATGTCAGGCAAGCCAATCGCCGTTGAAGAAAAGTATGTTGACGGAGTGTTAGAGGACTATAACCCCGTAACGGGTTATCTCTACTATCCCGAAGCAGACAGAAAAAGGTCAAGGCTTGTTGAAGCGATATTGACCGCCGTTGCCGTCAATTCCCGAAGTGAGTTTCACAAGGAATTGAGAAAGTTTGCGAATCTTTGGCACACGCAGACAAAACAGTACGGCGAAACAATGGTCGATAAGACAAGGATAGAAACCTTTAAGAAGAATGGCATTAAGTACGTTATGTGGCAAACACAAGGCGACATAAAGGTATGTGATGAATGTAGGGAACGCAACGGCAAGATTTACCCGTTAAGCGAATACCCAGGCAAAGCACATTATAACTGTCGTTGTTGGTTAGTCCCCGTACTTAAAAAGGAAGGTAATAACGGCGAAAGCTGATTATATACACGTTAGAGAGAACTAACGCAAAACAAACTCAAACATCACAGAAGATGTAAAAAGACAAAATAAATCATCACAGAAGATGTAAAAAGACAAGGAGAAAAACTTATGGCAAACATCGACACATCAAAAATCGAAGGTTACGACACTATGACACCCGAAGAAAAGGTAAAGGCTTTTGAATCATTCAATATTCCTGATCCTGATTATTCCGGCTATGTCAAAAAGGACGTATTCGACAAGACCGCTTCCGAGCTTGCACAGACCAAAAAGGACTTGAAGGCAAGAATGACGGAAGAAGAAATTGCGAAGGCTGAACACGAAGCAGAGTTGAACAAGTATAAAGAGCAGGCTTTGTCTTTGCAGAGAGAAAAGAACATATCCGAGAACAAGGCGAAGTTCTTATCTCTTGGCTACGATGATACGCTCGCAGGCGAAACCGCCGAAGCACTTGAAAACGGAGATTTTGCAACGGTCTTTAAGAATCAGCAGGTTGTAATCGAGAATGTGAAGAAGATTGCAAAAGGCGAAGCTATGGCTTCAACACCTGCACCGGCAGGCAAGGCTACCGACGGTAGCAAGACAGTTACAAGAGAACAGTTTGACAAAATGAGTTATTCCGAAAGAGTACAACTCTACGATTCAAACCCTGAACTCTACAAAGAACTTTCAAAATAAAAAACAAAGGAGAAAATTAAAATGGCACTTGATCCTAATGCTACATTACTTGCTAACCTCATTAACCCCCAGGTACTCGCAGACATGATCGACGCAAAGCTCGTTGATTATATGCGTTTTGCACCCCTCGCAACAATCGACAGAACTTTGCAGGGCAGACCTGGCGACACAATCACACTCCCGTCCTACGCTTATATCGGCGACGCTTCTACTGTTGCCGAGGGTGCTGACATTCCGATTCAGCAGCTCACCGCTTCTTCAACACCCGTTAAGATTCACAAGATCGGTAACGGTATTCAGATTACAGACGAGGCGGTTCTTTCCGGCTTTGGCGATCCTCTTGGAGAGGGTGCAAGACAGTTGGCACTTTCTATCGCTTCACAGACAGACAACGAGTTGCTTACTATTCTTGGTGGTATCGGTGCAGGAATGACACACGCTGCTGCAACCGCAGGCACACTCGCTTTTGACGATATTGCTGACGCACTTGAACTCTTTGGCGAGGACATCGACGAGGGTGGAGTTAAGGTTCTTCTTATTTCACCTAAACAGTACACAGGACTTCGTAAGACAAGCGGTTGGCTTCCTGCTTCCGATATTTCCGCAGACCTCGCTATCAGGGGCGTAGTTGGTATGGTACAGGGTTGTCAGGTTGTTATCTCTAACAAGTTGAAGGAAGCAAGCTCAAAGGAGAACGCTTATATCGTTAAGCCTGGCGCACTCCGCCTGTTTATGAAGCGTGATACTCTTGTTGAACGTGATAGAGATATTGTCAACAAGTCAACAGTTGTTACGGCTGATAAGCACTTCGCACCTTACCTCTACGACGCTTCAAAGGCTATCAAGATCACAGTTAAGTGATAGGTGATTGTTATGGGTATGCTTATTCACAGACGTAAGGCAACGGAAGTAAAGAACGGCAAGACAACAAAACTTGACGATGTTACACCCGTTGAAAAGAAGTCAAAGAAGGACAAGGACGAAAAGTCCGAGAAGTAATCAAAAGGAAGGGTTAGCGATATGACAGACGAAGAAAAGTTGGCAACATTAAGAAAAATGCTTGATGAAGGCGATACTGTATCGGACGATACCGCTAACACTTACCTTGCCGCAGCAGAAAAAGCCGTAATCAACCTGGTTTACCCCTTCGGTGATGTTAGCGAAAAGACTATGCCCGAAAAGTACGAGTACGAGCAGATTGAGATTGCGGCTTATATGCTGAATAAGCGAGGTGCGGAAGGCGAAACCGCCCACACGGAAGGCGGTACAAGCCGTACATTCGAAACAGGCGACATTCCTATCTCTTTAAGAGCAAGGATAACGGCTTACGCAGGGGGTTTCTAATATGCGTACTATGACAAGAAACCGCCGGACATTCTACTACGCTGATTTGCTTGGCGTAAGAATGTCGCAGGACACCGACGGCAATTATGTCGAAGAAACTATGTCATATAGCAACCCTGTCGAATGGAAAGCACCTATCACGGCGGCTAACGGTCAGGCAGAAACACAGTTATTTGGAGTAAACGAGCCTTACGATAAGGTAATCACGCTTAATAAGGGTGAGAACTTCTTGAAGATAGGTTCAATACTTTGGGTTGACATTTTGCCTGATTTGGACGGTGAAGGGAAGGCGACAAAGCCGTATGACTACATCGTAGTCAAAACGGCTGAATCGCTTAACTTCGTAAACGTAGCGATAAGGAAGGTCGATGTATCGTGAAAACCATTCATATTGAAGCATTTGATAAATCATCGGTTGACAAGGCTATTGAGGAAGTCAAGGCTATCAAGAAAGAATGGCGTAGGAAGGCGAAGGACGCCGAAAAACTTATTGCGGAAGAACTCGCTAACCTGATAAATCAAAACTTGATGAATGTGGCTATTGCCGATGATCTTATCAACGTCAAAGAACATCAGCAAGTAATTAGTCCCCCTGGCGTTGAAGCGAGGGCAAGAGGTAATACGGTTACTATCTATGGCGAAAACGCCGTGTTTATCGAGTTCGGCGCAGGTGTTTACTACAACGGCGGTGGAGTAAGCAACCCATTGTCAAAAGCGGTACAGTTTGACACTTCAATCGGTAGTTACGGAAAAGGACACGGTAACGAGCCTTATTGGTTTATCGCACACAATCTCATATCAAGGGGTACACCTGCATATATGCCGATTAACAATGCGATAGAACAAATAGTGCCGATGATACCCACGATAGTAAGGCAGGTATTTGTATGAATATGTTTAACATTCAGAGAGAGATATTTACGAAGGTCGCTAATGAAGTCTTGGCTTCTTATCCGGCTTGTCGTATTACCAACGCTTTCGTTTACGCACCTGCCGAGTTTCCTGCCGTAGCAATCGTTCTTTCCGACGATGATATGACAGATAACACAAGGGATAGTTCAAAAGCCGACAATTACCGTGATGTTACCGTTACCGTTGACGTTTATTCAAACAAGGCTGACGGCAAGAAAACCGAAGCGGAAGCTATCGCACAAATCGTGATTGATACGCTTACGCCCTTAAACTTCGATATGCGTTCTTGCAGACCTTTAAGCAATCTCAATAACGCTACAACTTACAGAATAACCGCTACTTTCACGGCTACCGTGGATAGCAACGGAATAATTTATAAAAGGAGATAACAAAAAATGGCTATCAATACTTATGGTTCTTACCTTATGCACTCTACCGACGGCACAACTTACACAAAGTTGCTCGATATTAAGGACTACCCTGATATGATCGAAGCACCCGAACAGTTGGACGCTACAACTCTTTCTGATCCTATGCGTGTTTACATTCCTGGTATCAAGGACGTAAGCGGTGCTATGGAGTTCACGGCTAACTATTCAGCAGCAGACTTCGCAGCAGTACAGGCACTTGAAGGCACAGAAGGTTACTTCGCCGTATGGTTTGGCGAGAACGCAGGCACACCCGACGGAAGCAAGGGTAAGTTCTCTTTCAAGGGTTATCCTTACGCTTCAAAGTCCGGCGGCGGTGTAAATGAGGTTTCTGATATGACGGTTGGTATCATTCCTTCAACAGAGATCACATTTTTGGCTTCCTGATATAACCAATAGGCACTTTTAATACTTTTGAGGACGGTATTCAATATGGAAAAGACACTTAATTTTACAATCGACGGCAAGGAATACAAGCTCACATTCACAAGAGCAACGATCATCGCAACCGAGGATATGGGTTTCAGATTTGCGGACGTTACCGCAAAACCAATGAAATCGTTTACTCTTTTGTGGCGTGGTGCTTTCCTTGCAAACCACGATACACTTACGCTTGGAGAAGTTGATTCGCTTTTCGACAAGATAGACAAGAAGGGGTTGCTTGACGCACTTATAGACCTCTACAAAGCACCTGTCGAATCTCTTTCAGACGAGGAAAACTCAAAAAACGTAGTGAAGTGGACGATGAACTAACGGCAATATCGTCCTCAAACGGTATGCAGGTCGGGGGCGAGGTGGAAGTTCCCCAAACCCCCGACAGTTACCGTAAATTATTTGATGAAGCGTTTCCGTCATATCTCGCTATGGGTATGACATACGACGAGTTTTATAAGAAAGACCACACGCTCGTTATAGCTTATCGAAAAGCATTTGAGTTAAAGCGTAACGAACAGAATCAAAACTTGTGGCTTTTGGGTGCGTATGTTTATCAGGCTATTGCAAGGGTTTCACCCTTGTTTAACCCTTTTAGCAAACACCCTAAACCCGAATCGTATTTGGATAAGCCTTTTCCTATCTATGAGCATGAAGAAGGCAAGAACGCTGAATCAAAAGCCGTTGCCGATAAGGGACTTGCTTATATGCAAGCACAAATGATTAAGTTCAATAAAAAGTTTGGCAAGGAGTAGGACTATGGC